ACGCGGAGAAGTCGCGGTCCTTCAGGTAGACCTGGTATTTGATGAAGACCGAATCCTCGATGGGCGCGGTGTCCGGTTCGAGTTTCTGGCCGGATCCGTCCAGGCGGATCGGTTCGGTGACGTGTTGGCCCTTCTTGTCGACGATCCGGACTCGGCTGTCGGTCGCCGTGCCGGCGATGTTGACCGTCTTAATCTCGTGCGTCCCCTGGTCGAGGATCTCGCGGGTCCAGGTCTCCTTTTTCTGCGTGATCGTGACCTGGAACGGGTAGTAGCCGACATCGTTCTCGATCGTGAACTCGCCGATACTCATGGCCGAGATCCGGAGCTCGTGCTCGTCGAACTCGACGCCGGCGATCGTGATCGTGGCGTCGTTCAGGGCGTCCCGGTAGTCCATCAACCAGGTCGGGACCGTCGCCACGTTCTTCTTGGCGGTAATGGTCCAGTTGCTCGAGTCGATCTGGATCGGCGGGTCGAACTGGTCGCCGGCGGAGTTGACGATCGGCCCCTCGATGTCGCCGGCCGGGGCCGCCTCGACGGTATTGCCCAGGGCGTCGATCGTCTCCCGCTTGATCCCTCGCTCGGCCACGATCTGGAAGGCCGCCGAGCTCCACGACAACTTCCACGGACGGGCCAGGGGATCCTCCTCTGGCTCGTCGTCCTCGTCGATCTTGTTGGTATAGCTGGCCGTCACGCTCCAGACGGTCCGGGAGTTGGCCTCCCGCTTGACGTCGACCTTGTTGCAGTAGCAGGGGACGTCGTCGGGGTGGCGATCCCAGAGCATCGGAATGCCCGAAGCGTTGCCGACGGCCGGGACGGTTTCCAGCGGGGTGTCTGAGATCACCTGGAAGGTGCGGGCGTAGGTCCGGGTGAGGTCGGACTGGTTGCTCGCCGTCTCTCCGGACCAGGTCTCGGTCACGCTCAATATGGCCATCTAGATCGTCACCGGGACAGGTTGGTCGGGATTGAAGTTCTCGAAGGCGTCGGCCACCCGCTCGGTGGCGTCGGCGGTTCGCTTGTTCGCTTCCTTGTTCTCCTTGGCCTCCCGCTTGTCCGAGGCTCCCCGGATCTGCTTGGAGATGGCCGAGAACGTCGCCGCGCTACCACGCTCCAGGGCGGCGATCCCGCCGGCCGCCTTGGCCTCCTTCGTGTCGCCGGGCATCTCAAGGGAAAGGTCCGGTTTTTCGACCGGCTCGACCGGATCGCCGGTTCCCAGGAGTTGCTCCCGCCGTTCTGTCCGGAACGCCTCGAAGTCCCCGGTGAGGCTGGCCGACAGGTCGTCGGCCTCGGCCCGTAGCTTGGTCTCCAGGGGGCCCATTTCCCGTTTCGGGATCTGGGGCAACTCCTGGACCATGTTGCGGAATCCCTCGGTGATCGGCGTGAAGGCCACATCCCACTTGCCGGTTTTGATGAACTCCCAGATCCCCGAGAAGATGGCCCGGACGTTCTTGCCCAGGTTGATGAATGCGGTCAGCGCGAAGTCGAGGGCCGTCCTCCAGATCCCGCTCCAGTTCTTGCCAAACCAGGTGAACAGGGCGGGCAGAACTCCGGTGAAGAAGTGGGCGATCTCCGCCCCGAAAGCCACAGCGGCCACCTGGCCCTTCTTGAAGGCCAGCAGCATGATCGGGCCGAGGTTCCGGAATCCGAACTCGACGCCGATCAAAGCGTCCAGGACGATATCCTTCATGGATCCCATCGGCCCGGCCGCCACGCCGGCGATGGCGGTGAAAATCTCACTTATCGACGTCCAGAGCACGTCAAACCAGGTCAGGAATATTGTCACCACCTGCCGGATCACCGGGGCCCACTCCCGGAGCTTGGCGATCACGACCTTCCCGACCTCGACGAAGACCGCCGAGACCTTGGTCATGGCCGGGGCCAGGTGGACGGCGAACTGCCGCACAACGCCCGTGCCGACCATCTTGACCTTTGACCAGGCGTCGTTGGCCTCCTCGATCTTGGCCGCGTCGACGGCCGAGAAACTCATTCCGAGCTCTTCGCTCTCCTTCCTGGCCGCGGCGATCGCTTCTGCTCCGCCCTTCATCAGTGGTATGAGTTCCATCCCTCCCTTGCCGAAGAATCTCATGGCCAGTTCGGCCCGCCTGGCGGGATCCTCGATGGCTCCGATCTTTGCCGACAGCGTCTCGAACTGCTCGGCGGGGCTCATGCGGCCGATGTCGGCCATCGAGATCCCGAGGCTGGCCAGTTTGCCCTGAATCGCCGTTGAGCCGGCCTTGGCCTTCCCGATGTTGACGCTCATTTTCTGGATGCCCTTGTCGACCTTGTCGGCCCCGACGCCGGCCAGTCCGCCGGCGTGGTGCAGGGCCACCAGAGCCTCGGTGGCCATTCCGGTCTGCTGGCTGAACTTGGCGATCTTGTCGATATCGTCGAACGCTCCGGAGAACGCCCCGAACGCCTTCTTGGCGACGAGGACCGCGCCGCCGATGGCCAGCAGCGGGCCGATCATCCCCTTCAGTCCGCCGGAGAACGACTTCGACTTCCGGCTGGCCTTGTCGAGTCCCTTGGAGAAGCCGGTCGTGACCGCGCCGATCGAGACAGCGAACTTGCCGATAGACTTGGCCATCTAGTCGCTCCGGTTCTTCTCGTAGTTGTCGAAGAAAAGGCCCAGCCGGTGGGCCACCTCCTCGCGGGACTGCTTGCGGGCCACCTCCTGGCCCGGAATGAACTGCCGCGGATCCAGTCGCCTCTTGGTCCACGGGGAAAGTGACGCGGTGGTGATCGTGGCCGCCTGGAGCCAGTCATCCCCCCAGGGGTCCAGCCCGTAGAGGGCCAACCACTGGGTGAACTCCGCCGCGTCGATCTGTTGTTGGGTCTCCTTTACCGATCGGTGCGTGACCGTCCTCGCCAGGTGGAACCAGAACTTCAGTTCTGGCTGTCTTGAAAATTTGCCACCGCCTCGTCGAGCGAATCGTCCTCCATCCCGTTGAGCCTCATCGCCGCGTGGTAGATCGCCTCGAGTTGCTTGGCCCCCTTCGACTTCAGCAGATCCAGGTCACCCGGCTCCGCCGGGTCGAACGGGCGGGAGCCCTCCTGGTCGACCAGGCACAAGGCGCAGACGAACGGGAGGAGATCCTGCTGCGCCGCCTCGTCCTCCTTGACCGTCTGCCACTTCTCGACCAGTTGCTGTCGCTCGCGGCCGGAGATCACGCGGACGAAGACCGGAAACTCCCAGCCCTCGACGGTGACCTCCTCACGCTCGAGATCGTCGGCCGCCAGGATTGCATCACGCAGGCTTGTCATCTTTTCTGACCTTCTTGGCACGGGGTTTCTTCTCGGCCGGCTCGACGTGTCCGGACCCGACGAGTTCCCGCGCGTCGTGGTCGTCCAATTCCCGAATGTCACCCGGTTGGCCGGCCCGGCTGGCCGGCTTATCAACCGCCTTGAGGTATCGCACCGTCGCCATCGTCTCGCTCCCCGTTACGCCCTGGTGATCTCGCCGGTGACCTTCACGTCACAACTGGCCGTCATCCGATCATCGATCGGGAACGACGGGGCGAAGGTGACCATGAAGCCGGAAAAGGCCGCCGTGGATCCGCCCGGCATCGTCACCGTGACCGTTTCCGCGGCGGAACTGATCGGCGGGGCGGTGGCCGGGACATAGGCGATCTCGACCGAGAGCGTGCCGTTGTCGATCAGGTCGCTGGGGATGAACGTTTTGTTCCCGTTGGTCGTTCCCATGTGCGTGGTCTCGATCGGATCTCGAGCGAGGTCGGGACCGTCGACGGAGAGGATCTCGGCAAAAAAACCGGAGGAGAAGGTGATCGTTGTTCCGAATCCGCTGTCTGCCATAACTAGGCTCCCGCTGGGTGTGGTTGATTGGTCAGGAAGGTCTCGACGGCCTGGAGGCGGCCCTCGATCTGGAGCAGGTGGTCCCGGATGGCCGTGCCGTCAAACGGCTCCCCGTCAATTGAGACGATCCGGTCGACCTCGAAGTCGACCAGTTGGCCCGTCTTGGATTTGGCTCGGATCAAAATCATCAGCTTGGGACCGGGATGGCGTGGAAGACTTCGACCGATATGGTCTGGCTGGGGAGGCCGACCTCACCGCCGCCTGGCGGGGCCGTCCGGGTGTCTCGCGTGCCGCGCCAAAACGACGCCTTGACCGAGACGGTCCCCCAGGTTCCCTGGTAGCCGTCGATTTCCAGGCGGACGATCTCGGCCAGTTCCGCGGCGGCCTTTTCCGTATCGGCCTGGCAGTTGATCTCGATAAACGTCTCCCCGAGACCCGTGTTGCCGGCCATCGAGTAGTGAACGTCGGAGCCGGTCTGGTTGACGTTCAAATGGGGACGGGCCAGGCCCTGCTCGATCACGCCCGGCCGGATCCTGGTCGAGACCAGGTCGGTGACGGCCGACTGGCTCAACAGGTAATCGATCACGGCCTTCTTGAGCGTGCTCACTTCTTGTCCTTGTCTTTTTGCAGTTCCTTCTCGATGGCCTTCTCGAGCTTGGAGATCATGGCCGCCTGGGCGGCGTTCCTGCCGGTCTCAAGCGCGATCTCCATGAACGGATAGCCGCGGGATCCGGGGTGGTGGACCTCACCGATTCCAGGCCACGGTACGGGGATCGTGTGGGCGGCGGTCCCGTCGTGGACGAGGTGGTCGTGCGGGGCCCGCTTGTACTCGGTCCCGATCGTGCCGACGGGGATCTTGTCTTTCCCGTAGGCCTTGGCCTTGGAGATGATCGCCTGGTGCAGGTGGTCTCGCTGCCGCCCGGTTGGCGTGAGACCTTCCCCCAGGGCGTTCTGCTTGACCAGTTTTTTGGCCACCTTCCGGATCTCGGCGGATCCGGCCCGGACGGCGGTGAGGGCGACCTTGGCCTGGATCTTGGGGCCCAGCTTCTTGCACTTCTTCAGAAACGGCTCGAACCCCTCGAGCTTCATGCCGGCTTTCTTGTTGCTCCATGCCATCTAGACCGTCTCCCGGCACTGGAGCTCGATCTCCCGGCGGCGGCCGGTCTTGTCGACAGCGGCGAGGATCTCGAACGTCCGGCCGTCGACAATCACCCGCTCCTTGGGCGTGATCGTGCGGGCCAGTCGACTGGAACGGATCCGCAGCAGGTGCGTGACGTCGGCCCGGACGCCGCCGCCGGCCACGTACTCCCGCCCGCCGGCTCCGGCCAGGGCGGCCCGCGTCTCGAGCATCGTGGCCCAGCTTTCCGAGGTCTCGTTGTACGAGTTGAGCGTCGTCTCGTCGCGGGTCTCGACGCGGATCGGCTCGCGGTAGGTTCCGGCGGCTGGCATATCAGAACACCCGATTCATCTGGAACAGGGCGGACGCGGCGAAACTCTCCTCGTGCCGTCCGGTAACGGCCGCCTCGCGGTGCTCGTAGAGGTCGGCCACCCGCAGGAGGATCTCGTGGCGGTGGGGACGCGGGACGTCTGCCGGATCACCGTAGCCGGCCACAAATCTGACGGTCACGTCGTGGACGTGTTCCCTGGTCGAGGGCCAGGACTCGTCGTAAGCCGGCTGGAGCCGCCCCGGCGTGCTCGCGGTGTCGACGGTGTAGAGCGAGGCCGACAGCGTCGTCTCCACGTC